CTGCCACTAGTACCCGCATCCCGGCGATGCTAAGTACCTCCACCGGAAAGCCGCCTGCTCCACTACAGAGCCCCGCGACGATCCAACTAATCTTAATAAAAGGTGGGATAGATACCACACCCTGATTGTACACTAAAGTACTGCCGCGACGAGGACTTAACCGCCCCGTTATTGCCGACTCGAAGATCGACATGACGCCATTTAAATCGCTGGCCAGACGAACGCGTGCACAGGAGTGCTAACACTACCCCCAAACCCCTTCCGCAGAAGTGGTGCCCTAGTATCAGAGGATTAGCCTTCACCGGCTTTCCCTCAGGTCATATGGGACCCACGGACTCACCCCTCTCAGGAGCCAGCGACAAATGGCGCACGCCATTTGCCCAATTCCCGAGAGGCTCTCAATTCTTCTTCGGTATCTTCATCCTCAGGAAGGAGGAAGAAACCGGTCGTTTTTCGACGGCTTTCGTGCCGTGCCATACTTCTCGTGACCGCGTACGAGAGGTACGACCTAGGTGGCTGGGCCACATAGCGGTAACTCCGACGTATTTTCCCGCAGGACGGGGAAAATACGTCTCTCTTCAAACCTCCCAAGCGTCCGGTTTGCCAAAGATAGGCTCGAAGTACTTCGGCCTCTCGGACGGAAGGATCACGGCCAGTGATCTTTCTCAGCGATGCAGGAACCTCGTCAATGTCAGAGGTTGGCAATAGAGTAGGTACTCTACTCCTCAACATCTGCTTCTCACGCAAGTAAGAAGCATAGGTCGTATGACCTAGCTGGCTTGGAAGGAAACCCCAACGCCTACCGATACGGACACGCTGGAACGCGTCCACCCACTGAGGGCCACACTTCAATACGGCCTCGGCCATATGAAGCATACCTGGGTAATCGGTAAGCGCACCTCCTCTCCGGAGATGGCGCACCTCACGCCATCCTCCCCGCGTTCTGAGAAACGCAGTTGAGTTGACCTCAACTACGTTTCGCGAGATTATGGTCTTGTCACTGTTGAGCCGCATCCCTAAGGGATAGTCCTGCACAGTGACTCCTCTTGTCGCGGAAATGACAGTGTCATCTCCGTTGACAAGGAATCTCGCATCTGGGTCGAACCTAGCAGCCCAGCGGGCTGCTATGTAAGACTGCAGACACAGAAGGGGAAAAGAGAGGTAGGCCCCCATCATCTGTCCGTGCCTGACCCTGCGAAGCACCTTACCTCGGCCGACAAACACCGGACTCAACGACGCCTTTGCAAGGCGGCGAAGAGAACGAGGAATGTGCCATGAGGTAAAGAAGGCGGCATCCAGGATGGTCTCTGCCACAGAATGGTAGAGCCCGTCAGTTGCAGACACCAAGTCGACGCTTGTATGAACGTCGCCTTGGCAGACAGATGTCATCCGTTTCTCGGTCGGAGGACCACAAAGAAGCCAATCCTGCTTGCGTAAAGCTCCATACAGAGTTTTATGCAAAGGGCCGAGAAGTTCGATCTCCTCATCGTAGATGAGGAGAGGACGACACTTCCCAGCAGTTGGGACTTCTTTGTACCGGGCCTGTAAGACTGATGGCAAGTCAGTCTCAGCAAGGCAACCGGCGAGAAACTCCTCCCGTCTTCCAGCCCAGAGGACATCGGCTCTTGAGAACCGAGGTCTTCTGGCACTGGGATTTGGCAGATGTGAATTGACGTAACGTTCATATCCGCGATCCCAGCCAGACGGTAGGAGACGAGTAACCTCACGACGCACGAAGCGGAGGTACTCGTCGGATTGGGGGGGGGGTTGAGAGCAGGCAAGACGTTCCCACGTGTCTTGCCTGGAGGGAGTGTGTGAGCGGCAACCTGCAGGCAGGTTTCGTTTGATCGATGCGACAGAGTGGGCCACTGTCCATCGAATGCGCTTTTCCAGTCTTTGTAGCCTACAAAGACCGCCATTTCCCTTGACTTGACGTCGAGGGAAAGCTACAGGTTGGCGCTCCTGACCCTGTAGCAAAAGAAATGAGAGCAGGCGGGTAAGATCCTTAGGATTGCAATCCGGTAGTTCAGAGTATGGAATACCATACCGAACCCGAATCAATTGCAATCCATTGTGGATGACCTGCTTGGTGTCCCGAGTGGCCCGATGGCACTCGCAACACCGCTTAACCTCCGAACCGCTGGCGGAATTATCGGAGGGGTTCCTCTTTACGGGAGGGACACGGCTACGCGCTGGCGCACGACGTGGGGAGCTCATTGCTGCAAAGCTTGAGTAGTCACCACGGTATCCTTAGCGG